TGTTTGACGATACCATCCTCATACTTCATTCCAAGACCAGCCATGTAACGAATGTTACGCTGGATTTGTGCAATGAACCCTGATGGTTTGCCGTCTATATTTCTCAGTGTAAAACCTGCCATTTTTTATTTCTTTAATTTATATATTTCCTCTCATTTTCCAGTAAAGATCATGTATCTGTTTCTGATTCATTTTCTTGAATGCATTTTTTGGATCGTAGAATGGAATATAATCCCATTCGCTATATTCTACCATTCTTAACTGTTTAACTTTCTGCATATTATAGCTTCTAAATGCAAAATTAAAATTTGCCGAAGCTTTTCTACTAAATAAGTCTACTATACCTTGGCCCTGATTTGATGACGCTAAGTTAATGTACTTGTTATTAATAGCAAGTTTATCATTTTCAGTCTCTTTTTCAATATCTTTAAAGAAACTTTTGTACTCACTCCAATAAATTTCAAGAAATTTCACTCTTTCTTGATTAGGAAGAGCATTGAAATTGATTCCTTTGAATAGATGTCCATCTGTTCTTGTGCAAAACATAATAGGGATGTAATCTATGTAACGTTTTTCAGAATTTCCGAGTTGCATAACAACTTCATCTCCAGGTTGGGGTGGATAAATGAAAGTGTAAACAAATCCAGGTAACGGATATCCACCATTTACTCTTCTCATTAATGACTCTTGATCAGTTGAATCAATTTGCCGTACTTTCTCTTCACCCTTTAAATTCTCAATAATATATTTTGTAAACAGCGTATCATATGCTAAGTCATTTATATTATTGATTTCTAAAAGAGTTTTATATTTCTTAAGAGGAGATTCCATTTAGATCATCTTTCTTGGCGGCTTTTCATGCCAAAACCTTCCACATATTCTTTCGAGAATTTCTTCAGTGAACACATAAAATTTAGCTCCATTTCTGTCAGACCATTCTTTCAATGCAGCAAATTTTGCTTCATTTACCAAATACTCTTTAGCGTTTTTTACGAAAATCCGTTGTTCTTTTAGCGGTGCGTCATGGGAAGGCGGAATAGGTTTCTTTAATTTATATCTTGGCTTAATTTCTACAAAAATCTTTTCTAGCTTAGTTCTTCCGTTATCTACTTCATACCAAAAATCTGTATTATAATTTTTAACTTCCCAGTTTCTTGGATCATTTGGATCTAAACCAAGTTTAGCGCATTCCTGTAACTTTGAAACTCTATCGTAATAAGGAATTGAAACTGGTTCAGTTGACCATCTTTTTACTGAAGGAGACATATCGAGATATCTACAGAAACTGTATTCCCAAGCACTTCTGTATATTGCCAATGCTGTATCTCCGATAAACTTATCTTTGTTGACTATGTTGTAATAGCCCCGGTGAGTTTCTCCTTTTTGAAGATTTCCATTTTCATTATACTTATTAGGCCGTGGTTTATGCCATGCTTTATAAGATTCGTTAGCCATAATTTAATGTTTATAAATTATATATTTGATGCTGGGAAATGGAAATCTTTGTAGAATAAGGCATATGGCCATGAAGTTTTCTCCAGCCTTTAGCAAATCCATTTTTTATGATCTGAGTATAGTATGCGAATGCGTTAAGGGATTTTTCTGGGTCATATCCTCTCCAATACAGATAACAATCCATAATTGCGAACTGAATACAGTCTTCTTTGTCTTCTACATAAATATATGTAAGTTTATTTGCGAATTTTTCAGCCATTAATATAAGCATATCTAATGCAAGTGGCGTTAATTCATCCCCCTCTTTTGATAATATAATCTCTTCTCGCAAATCTTTGTTCTTCACATGATGCGCCATAGTTTTATTTTTTATTAAGTTTTCCCCCTTTATTCCACGGGATTTTTCCGTACATGGGATTGTTTTTTCCTTTATTTGATATACTAATTTTTCTTTTATGATCTTCAGAAAAAATTCTTCCTTTTTCTGATTCACTAATTTTTCTTTTATGATCTTCAGATAGTTTTTTACCTTTTTTTGCTTTACTGTATTTTTCTTTTGCTTCTTCTGATCTCTTTTTTCCTTTATTAGCTATACTAATTTTTTTCTTTGTTTTATCTGATAGTTTCCTGCCCGTTAGTTTTTCTGAAATTCTATTTTTTGTTTTAGTTGTGTGATTCCCCCAGGGTTCGCCAACTAATCCTAATCCGCCAGTTCTGCTAATATTATATCCATTTGGGATTAATGTATTGTATTCTTCGATATATTTAGTTTCTAAAACCAAATTTAAAGATGGATCACATTCTTCTATTATTTCTCTTTTGAAATTTTCTTTACCATATTCATTTAATTTAAAGGAAAATAATTTTCCGCTTCCCAGATATTCATCGTTTTCTTCTCCATTATGAGAACCTATATATTGCTTACCATTCACTAAATTAGTTGTAATGTATATAAAATTCATAGTACTTTATTTTATATATTCTTTAACTTTTTTACGTGATGAGCTTAATTATTTTTTAACAAAAAGAATTTTTTTCTTTTAACTGTTATAATTATTTTTATATTGGGTTAAAAGACCTTAATCAATTATAATTATTATAAGAACGAAGGCGGAACAAGTTTTTGATCCGCCGAAGTATTTTAAGACAATGTTAAAATTATTCGTCTTTAAGGACTTTTGCTAATTCATTTAGTTCTTCTAACTGCACATTTTGTTTGGCAATTTGACCAGTATGTATCACTAACGCTGAATCTATTTGGGGTAATTTAGTTTCCAAGTAAACTTTTAAATCCCCAAAATCTGAGGTTACTAATTCAACTTGGTTTTTAAATTGCGGTCTGGTTACAAATGCATCTATGCTTATGTAAATTAACATTCCAACTAATGCTAATGAAAGTATCACCGAGGGTAAATTTATTTTGATAGGTTTTTTCATGCTACTGATATTGATTTTCTATTTTTTCTTTTGGAGTAAATTCTCTAAATGTTAAATCATGGGTACCATCAAGATTTGCTTTCATTGAGAGTACTTTAAAATTTTTATATATAAGATTCATGTCTCTTATATTAGTATTTCTAGAAGTAAAAATTTCAACACCTTGCGCATTTACACGAACTTCATTTCCTTTTTTATCAAGTGGAATAATCTCGGGATCTCCTACATACACTGTTGGTTTTTCTAATTCATCAGGAGTATAAGCTTCTCTTAGCTTTTCATACGTTTCATTTAGAAGAACAAGCTGGGATAAAATCTGATCAGTATTAGCACCTTCTTGTGAAAGAATAAGATCTAATTTCTTATTAGTATTTTCATTCAACTCTTCTACTAATTTATAGATATTTGTAAGGTAATCCAGAATTTCTGCGTTGTAGATATACTGCGCAGTTCTGAATTCATCAAACTTATCAATAAGATTGTATGTAGTTTCTATAGATTGTTCTATTTTCGAAAGCTGTTCAACTTGTCCAGTCGTCACCTTTTTTGAAAATAAAAAGTAACTCCCGACAATTATAAGTGATATTACGAGAATATACTTTAAAGGTCGGGGAGTTTTTTCGTAAAAATTATTTAGATTAAACTTCTCAAATTGTATAATAGCCATTAGTCATTTATGACTTTACATCACACCCATAGGGTTTCATTTTAGTTATTATCCCACAGGACGGATTAATGAACTAGCAACTGTATCAGTACTTTGCTCTCCAGTTAACGGATCAGTTCTTAAGATCGTTACTTGTGATGCACTACCTATTGCACTCATTAATTCTTCAACACATACTTCAACATTCTCTACAACTTCCCCACTCTGAGCGTCGATAACAGCTGCTGGAGCAAATTCTTCAGTTACTCTAGGTTCTTCTAGAAGTCTAATATTTGATTTGGGCATTAAAACTGTTTTAGATTCAATAAGAATACTTATTAATTCTGTGTTTTCAGCTTTATTGTAATCAGAGTATTTGACAAAGCAATTGTTTAGTTTGATAGCTGAATTTCTTTCATATATTCCACACTTAACAAATTGCTCAAACATAGTCTTAGTAGTTAAATTTTGGCCATCTTTGTCAAATTTATATGGGGGTTTAACAAGTTCTTCTGGTTTCTCGCCATGTAATTTCACTTCACCTGGTTTCACTTTAAAAGTACTTCCTTGTATTTGAATTAGCAGTTCTCCTTCAATCTCGCCGATTACAGATCCCTTTTGCTTATTGTACATTATATCGTCTCCGATTTGTACAGCTTCGTTTACTTTAACTTTTTTTTTACCCGCAGATTCTTGAACTTTAGTTTTTCTTAGATATACTTTAGGAGCATCTTTTGGCTTTTCCTTTACTTCTACGTCTTCAACTTCTGCTTCGCCTTCTCCTGAACCTTCATCATCAAGTGATTCTTCACCATCTACTGGTTCTAATTCGTCTGGAACTATATCTTCTCCACCAGTTTCAGGATCTAATTCAACTTCTTCTTCAGCTTCTAAATCAGCAGGTTCTAATTCCTCTGGAGCTTCTGCATCAACTGTATCATCTAATAAAGCATTTTGAGGAGTAAATTCTGGAGCATTTTCATCATCTTCAGTTTCTAAGTCTTCTTCATCTTCATTTTCATCATCGCCAAGACCTAGCTCAAGGTCTTCATCACCTTCTGCATCAGTATCATCACCAGCTTCTGCACCATCAATTGCTGCATCTTCTCCAGCTTCAACTTCGTCATCTTCAACACCAGCATCTGCTTCGGCTTCGGCTGCATCAGCTTCAGCTTCTACGTTATCAACACCTAAATCAACCTCATCATCTTGAATAGATGGTGAATCACCAAGTAATTCAGTTTGATCATCATCAAATGTAATTTCAGTAGCAGGTGAAGGTTCCATATTCTCAGCACCTACGATAGTACCAGGCTCATTATCAGCAACTTCTCCCTTTGAAGTGGAAGTTGATTGAGGAATAGGCACAGTATATTTTTCTCCGTCTACGTCAATAGAAACTGTAATATTTTCAGCCACCACGTTAGTGTAAGCTTCCATTTCATTTACGTAATCTTTATATTCAGATTTAACATCTCTTAATTCTTCTTCAAGAGCTTCTAAAACTTCAGCAGTAACTTCAGTTGTTGCGGAAGTTTTAAACATTTCAATCTTTTCATTTAAAGTTGCGATATATTCTACAAATTCTTTCTTTGATTCTTCAATCGATGTTATAATTTTTTCCTTGTTAGGAAGTATGTCAGCAAAAGTTTTAGATACATCAAAATTCATATGCTCCATCATTACCTTTTCGGCTTGGATAGGATTAATGTTTCTGTAGAATGTAGACTTATTATTTACAGGATCGTATGTAGTGATATAAATATTGCTTCTTAATTTAAGAATATCAGCAGCATGCCCTTCATCTTCTTTAAGATAAATTCTCTTTGCAAAATCAACATGTACAATTTCTTTATAATTAGAACGTAAAGCTTCAGTTAACATATAGAAGTTAGTACTTCCAGTCCACTGTGAAACTTCAGCTGCATCTTTAAATTCTTGCTCGTTCATTACATGAGTATTGACAGTTACGTCATTTTCAGTAATAACAGCTTTATCATTCCCTACATAAACTGTGATATTATTCTTACCAAATTCTACGTTAGGAACATTAATAGCTTCACAAAGACCTGTGAATTTCTCATCTAGTTTTGCAACATCGTCTTTCTTAAGTTTATTAACGTTGTTTCCTTTCTTAACATAAAAAGTTCCTTTAACGTTAAAAATAACTTCATTTTCACCTAAATACATAAGTGGGGAATAAACCTTTTCAATATCACACTGAGCATTTGCATATTCTAGTTGAAGATCAGTAGCATCTAACATAACGATGTTAATAAGATCTCTTACAAACGGATCATAACTAAACTTAACAAGAGTTTCTTTAAGATGGCTCTTTGTTTGCTCAGTTTTATTCGCGATATAATTGTTAACAACATCTTCAATAAGAGGAAGCAAATAATTACTTCTTGTAGCCTTCATAGTTTCGATAATCTTAGTGATATCGATATCATTCTTGTATTGGCTTACTCTTTGTGATAGAGCATCTAATTGAGTAGTTACACCTGGTACCCAGTTATATTCTCCAGATAGAGCAGAAATAAATTCTTCATAAATTAAAACTTCAGGATATTGGTCAACCCTTTCCTGAAATCTTTCTAAAATAGCAGCAAGCGTAGGATCATTTTTAGCCTCTGTTTCTCTAAGGTTATTAATTGCCTTACGCACTCCTATATTCTTTACGGAATATAGTCGTTGTTCGTTTTTTAACCATTCTGAGATTAATTTGTCCTCAGGGTGCTTAGACAAACCTTCAAATAGGTTTTCCGTAGCAACTCTTTCAATCTCAAAACGAGCCTCGGGTGTAACACCGTTATATATTGCAGAACTCATTGCTGCGATTGTTGTTTCGCACAGTGCTTTCACTTCTTGAACGGTTGTACTTCTTTTAAGTTCATTGATTTTTGCTATCATAGCTTATTCTTTTATTTAATTTTTGAAGATATTTTATTTTATATATTTAACAGAATCTTAAAATTTATGTCTTTTTCATACATTCTTATACAATCGTAATATTCCTTACGGGTCCAAAGACATCGTTATTGACACTGTTTGCAATATGTATGTCAATTACTTTGTAATCTATAGATCCAGGGAAGAATATACTTGCATCAGGAGCTACCCAAACGGGAGTTTCAAAATCAAGCTTATACGATGAAATATTCATAAAAATAGCACCATCAGTTGTGTAACTGACTCTATTTGAATCATCTTTCATTTCTAAAATAATCCCAATACTTGTATCACTTTCAGTAGGGGCCATAAAATATCCAGGATTCGTTATTGTAAATGACTCAGCGGTTATTTGTTTAGTAGTTAAATCAGGAATTATGTTTAATTCTGGCTGTCTATGTATTTTTATATCGTCAGTTTCTTCCCAAATAATTACAGGTTCTTTATAGGACGTGAAATCTTTAGGGATATTCCAATACCAGAATTCATGATTTTCTATTCCTTTTTCTATCAAATTCCATTCATTATCACCAGTGTCTAGCCAGTACGCATCAACAGCATGAATAATACCGCCCTCTCTGGTGTAATTCCACTCAATCATTAATGGATTTCCTTTGGGTATTACTGCATTTTCAGATGGTGTAAGAAGTTCAATTGCCCCGTCGCTTTTTTCGTCCCATTCATAGAGTCTGTAACCAATTCCAGACATGTAATTATTTGCATCCATTTCAGTTGTTGGATCAAATACTGGCTGGTAAGTTTCTACTAAAATGTTAAATTTGATTTTTGGACGAGATCCATCCCCTTCTTCAAAGGAGTATTCAATTAATTTTTCGACTGTGGTATCTTCAGAAAAACCAGAAGTACACCCCATTCTCATTCCCTTGAAATATACGTAAAATGTGACTGTTTTATAAAATGCTTCTCTTATTGCTTGTTCTACTTTAAGTGATGTTATTTGAGTATCAAGCCACATCTCACATTCAAAGTTTACTGTTAACGGAATTGAATATAGAAATGACACGTAAGATTGTAGCTTGCCATCAACTTCTTTTAGATATCTTCCTTGGACAAATCGGTTTGTGATACGATTAGCATCAATGTCTGATCCAGTATATGTAAGTATTCCTCTAGGAATTTGATCAAAGTTACCATCTGCGGGTTTCGGAAAATCACAGTCTGCATAATGAGTATAAAAATCTTGCATGAATCTTTCATCACCAGATTGATTATAAAACCAAGGTATTCTGACTTCTTCAATTTCCTCGTTAGACCAAACTTGATTATATCGCAGATTGTTATTCAAGACTCCAAGCATACCTGCTATGACAGCCCTTGAAAGAATATCTTCGTTATTGTAGGTGTTGTATAAACTCATGATTTTGTCTTTTTTTATATATTCATACAAAATCAACAAATGCAGAAATTATGATGGAAATTTATACATTTAGGATTAAACCTTTAGTATAATGATCCCACGTATCTAAAGACATTCCAAATTTTTTAGCGTATTTTTTAGTATAGATACGCTTATATACAGAAGCAGTCGCTGCCCAGATTACGATACCAAATAATCCAAAGAACATTCCTTTTACTACATCAAAGATAGCATCATTAAATATAATCATTAATGCACCTATAAGTAGAATACCGAAAAATATTGTGTTTCCTATCCATTTAGTATACCACTTGTAAAACCACTTGTAATATTTTGGTGGATTTTCTTGAAAGTCTTTAATAGCTTGTCGTTGTACGTCTGTTAATGGTGGATAAGGAGTAGACATGATTTTTATTTTATTTATTCTCTAACTTGAAGTCTTTGCATGAATTCTACTGGAAATGCTTTCCTATTTTTATGAATTAAATCTGCTAATGACCCATCTAAAATATAAGTAGTTGCCCAATCTTCCTCACTTCTAACACTTCTGCCAGTTCCCTGGAGTATGTTAACAATAGCTTTCCATCTATACCAATCTGGATTTATTTGCAATTTCGTTTTTACGAACCTGTCAGCAAGTGATAAATAAGGCACTTTAGCGAATATCTGAAGGCGGCTCCATTCGTCCTTAAGGTCCAATCCTTCCAATAGACTGGGTCCCATCAGTACCTTCGAGTTATCTCTCTTGAGGATCTCAAGTACCTTCCTTTTCTCGGCAGTGCCCTCATACACTAAAACGCGATTTTTATTCTTTTGTGAAAGATTGTTGTGTATTTTCATTGTTAAATTATACGAGGCACTGTGGATAATCCCATTTTCTCCAGGGTGGTTGTCTAAAATCTCATTTATTCTTTCATATAACCAAGGAAGATTTGCTTCCATTTGTGTATACGTCATTCTCCTTTTATTGTAAAAATATATTGGAGATTTTGTGTAATCAAAATTAGATTCCATTTTAATATAGGTTGCTCCCCCTAATGCAATACTCTTGATATAATCTTTTGGATCTGCGAATGTAGCACTCATTAAAACCGTAAATCCTGTATGAGCATGAAAATATTTTTTCATCATATAAGATTCTTCTAAGCAATTGAAAACTATTTCATCGTCGTTTGTTGGATTTTTTACAATATTTCGTGTAGAAGTATTGTCTATAATGTACACATAATCCTCTACTTTACAATGAAAATCTTTCAACCAATCGCATAAACGTAATGCTTCTTTCCATTCTTTAGGTGGATCGTCTTGGGGGTATTCTCTTTTTACTGTATCTTTTAATAGTTCGATGGAGGGTTTGTAATCTTCTAATAAAATTTCTATTTTTCGAAGAGTTTTGAAAAGATCATCTTGATTTTCCAGATCAAACAAAATTTTAATGGAAACTCTTAAACTTTGTAGTGTTTTTGCATGATCATGTATTTTGTAATTTCCAAAAAAGCTTGTTAGTTTTTCTAACTTCTCTATAACTTTTGGTTCAAATCTAGGAGAATAATGGTTTTGGACAATATCGAGTATTTTATGAGCTTCATCGCAAATTGTAAAATCTCTAGCAGGAAATAATTGATCATCGAGATCCATGTGCTGGTTTGTATAATTTTGCATGATCATCCAATACGCATAATTAAGTAAAGATGTAGGAGATTCTGAAGCATGGTCTCTTGCAGAAAAATATGGACATTCTTTGTAACAATACATACCCTTAGGAGCTTTATTTCTAATTCTACAAGTTCCTAATGAATTTTTCTCCATATTATCAGAGCATAGATAATTATCGATTCCTTTAACAGATCCCCATCTTAATCTAAACTTTTTGAAATCTTTTTCGTATTGTTCCTGAAGTGAAATATCAGAAGCTAAAACGTATCCCTCTTTCCCTTTTTCATTTAAAATCCAGGCAACTGCCATCGCAATAAGAGATTTTCCACTTCCAACAGGTGCATCTAAGATAACTACTTTTGATTGAGCGTCGTATGCTTCTATGATTTTTGAAATTGCTTCCATTTGGCCTCTTCTCCATTCAAAGTTTTCAGGCATGAAAACTTCTTTGAATTCAGCTAAGTATTTTTGTGTGTCCATTAATTTTTTATGACAACAAAGGACCTAAGTTTCCTTAGGTCCTGTTAATGTTTTTTAATGTTATATGGACTCTCGTACCAATTTGTCTTTTGGAGTTCGTCCTACTCGATCCCAATAATCTGGGTTTTCTAGTTCATCTAATCTTAGTAGATAAAAAAATTCTAATGCTTCTCTTGCCTTGCCTTTAATTTTATTGCTCGATTTTAATCTATCATAGGCAGCTTTCATATCTTTGGGATCGCCCATTCTTGCAAATAGTCTTTCGTAAAAAGAAACAGCATAAAGAGCCCAAAATTCTATTTCGGCCGGTACTTTATACGGGTCTAACCTAAATATTTCGCACAGATGTTGTCTATTCATTTTCTAGCGATTCTTTTACCCAAACTATAGGTTCTTCGGATTCGATAATAATATCGTTTACAAATATTTTGCGCAATCCGCCTGGAGTTTTAAATAAAACAAATTCGCCACCAGCCATTCTTGCCATTGGAACACCACTAATATCTTCTTCTGATCCTTTTAGTTTAAAATTCAATGCTACTCTACTAAATTCAGGAGTTGCTATTTCATTATCTATAGCATGATTCAGATTTTCCATCTCAGTTGTTCCGGAAAGTTCATTTTCGATATCTTCATCAGATATTTCTGGAGCTTCCTCGGTAATCGCATCGGTACTTTCTATGAATTCTTCTCTGTCGTAATCTCCATCTCGTTTAACAAACTCAACAAGATCCTCATCAACAAAATTTTCCATATCACCTTTTTCATTTTCTATATCAGATTCTTCTGGATCTGCTTCTTCATATTGAGGTGAATTCATGATATATTGACCGAATCTTCCATCTTTATATTGATTCTCTCTTAGACTTTCAGCAACAAGTTTTTTGGTATTAGCAATATAAGCTGAAAGTTCTAAACCAGCAGTACCATCGGCAATAACATTATAGGATTTGACGATCATTTTACCACCACCTTTAAAAGCAATAATAAGTTTTTCGGTTTTATCAGAATCTAATTCTTCAGCAATCGCAGCAATTTTCTTATTCTTTACTTCATCAACTTTAATGTCCTCATAAGATATCTCTAATCTTCCACTTCCATTTTCATAAGGGAAACTAGAAACATTTAATTTGCTGTCGTCAGTAAACTTAATGATTAAATAAGAATTGTGCCCGCTATCATTTTGCTCCATGCTGCGGATAGCTCTTTCCTTCAAATCTTGTAAATTATCCATCGATATATTTTATTTTATATATCCAAAGATGAGAAAGAAGAATGTTTAGCCTGCTCCCCTTTCCAATTCTTCTACCTCTAAATCACTAAATCCAGCGTTTTTAGATATCTCTATTTTGAAGTCAAAATGTTCAATTGGTAAAGGTGAATGGTTAATAATAAAAATGTTGATGTTCATTTCTTTCGCAATGTTCTGAAGTAAACCAATGATGTCATAAATACCATCTCCGTCGATTGAAGATAGTACTTCGTCTAGCATGAAAATATTCAATGATGGATATTTTCTTTTAAGCATTCTAATAATAGAAATCAATACTGCTAAATCTACTCGTTTCTTTTCTCCTGTTGATAGTGTATCAACGCTAATTTCTAAACCAAGCTGAAATAAATTTGGCTCGAAATCTGAATCAAAATTTAATGAGTATGGAAAGTGTAATTCCTGTAAAGTATACTCAATTTCTTTATTAAGTGTTGGCAGATAACTTTCTAATATTTTCTTTTTAACTCCAGTATCAGAGTAAAGATTCTCTAGCATAGAAAGATATTTCCAGTCGTCATCATACTTTACTTTATCAGTTTCTTTAGATTGAAGTAATTTAGAATTTTTCGATATAATATTTTGAATACTCCCAAATTCTGGTGGTTTATCTGCAGACAATCTTTGTTGCTCTGCTGCTAATGTTTTAAATGTAGACTCATACTGAATAATGAAGTTGTTGATTTTGTGAATAGCATCGTCTAACTTATCAAATGCAGTCTTATATGTAGATTCACTTGCGTTTACAGTTTCAAGCCCTTGTTCTTTTTCTTTAATATCTCCATTTAATTTTTCTTTTAACAACTCAAATCTAGCTTCAGAAAAAGGGGTTTCGCAAGTGGGACATTTATCTTGTTCGTATAGTTTAATTGATTTTTTTATTTGAGCTATTTCTTGTTTTAGTTTAGTTTTCTGCTCTAAGAAAATCTTATATGATTTGTTTATTTCATCCCTTTTATCACTATACTCTTTTCTTTTATCATATCCCTGTTGTAATTTGGGCTTATATTCTTCTAGTTTAGACGCTATTTCCTTTATTCGCTGACTGTTGTCACTAGTAACTTGATCTTTAAGCTTAGCTAATTCTTTTACTGCAGTATCGATATTATTTTTTAGAGAAATAATTTCTCTATCAAATACTGTCATATTAATTTTAATATCCCGCAGATCATACTTAACAAGATCATTCATTTTATTAATGACTTCCATAGCAAACAACTTATCAATAATGATACGTTTATCGTGGGGTGTCATTGATATGAATGACTTAAAATCATTAACAGATAAAGAAATAATATTGGAAAAAATGTGGTATGGCAGTCCGGTAACCTCAGAATCAATATAATTCTGATAGTTTGCAATACCACTTTTTCCAATATCATCACCATCTTTCCAAACCGTTAAGTCTGAAGGAGATAGTTTTCTTTCAATTACTACTTCTGTGCCAGAGTTTATTTGGATTTCTCCTCTAACCCAGCCATGTTTGTTCATTCTATTAGCAATCTCATCTTTTTTGAATTTATCTAACTTACCATAATAGAGGATCTTAGGGATGTTTACGAAGAAAGATTTTCCATTTCCATTTTTTCCTAACACCATCCACAGCCCACCAGTATCTGGAAGATTAATTTCCTGGAGTTTATTTCCAAATGGCCCTATATTTCTCCATTCTATTTTCTTAAGTTTCATATTTTTACCATATTATTTGGCTGGAAACATCTAAAGGCGTTTCACTATTAAATTCTTTTATTTTCACATTATTCCATTTTTCTTCTTTTACGTAATCTTCACATTTTTCTTTGTCTTCAGAAAAATATCTAATTACATCCCATAAAAATCCGAAATCTTTAACTGTTGTTACTACTACATATATTTTCATTTATTAATTGACTTTAATGAGTTTTTTAATTCATCTTTACTAAAACATATGTCTCCTCCATTCAAAAAACAAAATTGATACATTACATCCCATCGTTCTGGTTCTTCTTCAAAATAAATAAAACAAGGTTTTCCCTGACCTATCATATATCCTAATTCGAGATGACCAGATTTTCCTGCTGGCATTATAAGTACTCCAATATCTGATTCATCAATATGATGTTTATCAAATTCAAATACATGTCTACCTGCCCAATTAGTAAGAGCCTCTTTATATGTACTCCCTCTAACTTTTTCATATTTTCTCCAAAATTCATCTGCTTCAGGGCCCGGGCTGAACCAATCATCAAATACATTAAACCCTAATTCTCTAATTTCTTTCGATACATGAGGAATCTTCTTATTTCTAAGACTTCCTATCATATAAATCTGTTGTTGATTTAATATTGCCATTATTTGTATTTCTTTATTAATTCCAATGTTAGATATGCTGCGGTGGCGTATTTCCCTTTTGTATTTCTACAAAGTTCTTGAGCTGCTTTCAATCCTCCTTGTTGGTATGCCTCTTCCATATTGATCATAAAATTATCTAATCTAGATTTACGAGGTTTACGAGGTTCTATTGTCACTTTCCCATCTTCTGAGATTGTGTAATTTCTAGATATGTGAATTTTTAACATCTTCTTCGGGTTTAAATGAGTCAATATATAATTGCCAAGGGAGAACTCCCTTGTAATCTTTTAATTTAATTTTATGTTTCTTGCAATACTTTTTAGCTCTTTTTCTTAACATTTTTTCGGTACGACTATGAGTAAGAAAGAAGAAAGAGTTTGTAGGATTAGCGCCTGAACAATAATGGCGAACTTCTGCTAATTTTTCTGCTAACTCTTCGTCAGTATAATTTTCAGACTCGTCACAAATTTCATTTTTCCATCTGAAAAGTTCTTCCATACCCAAGTCTTCATGTCCTCTTGGACCAGGGGTGAAGTCAAAACAACTAAATTTATAATCCGGGTCCATTATATAAAGTGTTCGTGACAGGCATTTTCGTGCCAAACTTGTCTATCTCCTGGTTTCTCAGGTTTTGGAGTGTACCTTCTTTCTTTGTATACTGTTTCGTGTCCACATAGGACACAACTCCAAGTTTCTGTATGATACCAATACTTATTTTTCGCTCCTGTAGATTCCATCTTTGTTTGGTTTTTTATCCCATTTTCTATCCTTAATAACTTCTAACTTATTAAGAGAAAAATGAAGAAGTTTATTGAACGATACATCATTTCCAAATCTTATTCTAAAAGCGTCAAGCAATAAAAGTAAACAATCTGCCCATTCTTCTTCTTCATTGTGCATTAATTTCTTAGCTTCATCAATTGTCGCGCCGGGAGCAGAGGGAGATTTTACAATGTCAATCGCTTCTATGAGCTCATCAACTTCTTCTTTTAAGTGATTCAGCGGTCCTTTTGGATCATGTCTTTCGCCAAATTGTCTTTCGCTAAAATCTTGTATTTCATTTTTTAGATAGTCTAACATTACTTAAAGTATTAGGGAAAGCATTCTGCGCAGAAACCATGCTAATTATATCATGAACCAAATTATCTATAGAATAAGAAATTTTGGTTCCAGGTCTACTTAAATTAGTTTGGATCTCAACATCCTGTTTTCTTTGATATTCTTTATGAATTCCAATTACTAAACTTTTATCATAAGATGAGTTTCCCCATCTTCCTAATTCGTAAAGAGTTATTGGACCCAAAGATCCGCTATCAAACCAAAATGATACTCCATCACTTTCCTTGAGTTTTTTATACTCCCAGGTTATTTGCTCTTCAGCTGCTTTAGGATCACCTATTGGAAAATTTGCTCTCCTCGGATTATAGACTGTTAAATTTGATAAATGTTTTACTTTTTCAATAACTTCTGCTTGCCAATCGGGACAATCTGTTATCGATCCAGCTAAAAACAATTTAAAATTTCTTTGGTTCTCTAATGAATAAACTTCATTTGGTGATTCAATTATTATTG